CGTAACCAGTCGAAACCTGGTCGCGCAAAACCAGCCGCATCAAATCAGTAATGCCGGACATTCCCGCTGGCGCTGATTGCGCCCTGGTCGCTCGCAAGGTAATTTGTTCCGGTATTCTCGCCGGACCATTTATTCCATGCGTCAAGTCAACCACGCGCAAATTCGGAAAGCTCATAGTAACGGTATAGAGATTTGAGCTGCTCGGCATTGTTGTGCCTTGCATCGTTATGTCCATTTTGATAATAGACTCGCTGTTCAAATCGGTATGAGCCGTGCTATAATTCGTTTGTGGATATTCAGGGAAATTCAACGTGACCGTCAAATCCGGCAAGCCGTTTTCCTGCGGCTCGAGCGTCCTAAATTCTCCCGAGCCTTCGGCCACGGCATTGGCAAGAAATTCCGGCACCATGACCCGCTGAAAATTGATGCCAATTGAATTCGGATAAACGATATGGCTTGCGCCTAAAGAAGCTTCCGCGCCGGTTACGACGAGCATTCGCACGCGTGTGGCCCCGAATGGTACCCGCAAGGTTTTCGTTTTCTGCAAGTTTGCATCCGGGCTGTTAAGGCTCGCCGTCGCCTGTCCGGTCGTTACGACGTTATTGCCGATGCCGGTAAACTGAAATTTCCAAAAATCCCCCGACTCGCCGGTAAAATTAAAACCGGAAGTTTTGAACGACGGCAATTCCTTGGTCACGTTTCCATCGTAAACCGCGATAGTGTGAAACAACGCAGTTTCAGCCTGCACATCCATCGTATGGTCGTAATCGCTTCCAGAAACGACTGCTGCCGAATCATCGCCGATTACTGCGGCCACAAAACGCCACAGCGCGCCGGTATAGCGAAGATAGCCGTTGAATGTGGGTTGCACGACGCGATTTCCAGCGTCGATATATTCCAAATATGAGAACCCCGCGCTCTCATCTGGAAGTTGTTCGGGCTTGGCGAGAAAATCAGGTACTTCGGTGAGCAGCAATCCCGCCGCCGCTTCATCAACATCAACGGCAGTTCCCCATGTCGTTCCCTTTTTTATCGCCGCTATAACATTTCTGCCGGTTGCCATTTCGTTTACTCCTTAAACGGTTACTTCTTCATTTGCCCATATCCCGACTTGAAAGACATTGCATAATACGCCCCCGACCATGCCATCGGTTTTCTCGATCATTTCGGCGGCCTTGATTTGATCTGCTGTTCCGTCGAGATTCAAATTTGCTTTTTGGTTGAAGGCATTGCAAACATCGTCAACAATCTGCTGCGCTAATTTTTCGCTTTCGGTTGCATCGTCTATTTCTCGTATGTACCAAAGGCGAAATTGATGATCGCGAAAGACTTGTCCATCAAGACTGGCTTCGCTCGGCGCGGCAAGTCTTTCGATTTGCCAAAATTCAAATTTGCCATTAGCAACAAACAGATTTTTATGTCTGGTAAAATCGGCGCTCCAGCGTGGATAATCATGAACGTTCTGAACGCCGTTGACTGATTCAAGTACTGCTTTGACTTCAACGAGTACGGTTGTAAAGCTCATTATCCGCTTACTGCCTTTTCAAATCTTTTTACCGCTCGGGCGAAAATTCCTTGCACGGCGCGCTCACTCTTTGCCGCCGTCGATCTGAAAAAATGCTTGCCCCTATAGCCTTCTTCGCCGATCTTTCTCCGCACCAAAAAGGTCACGCTATCCAATTCTTTTTTGGGTGGGTGCAAGATCGCCTGCACCCAGCGGCGAATCGGCTCAATCGGTGGCCAGCGACCGGCCCGACGTCCAAGCTCGGGAAACTCGGCATATTTCTCTGCCGGGCCTTCGACGCGAATAACGCCTTTGAACGGCGACAAGACTTTGCCGTGAATGCCGCGTCGCAAATTCCCTGACGCTCCGACCGGAGCTTTTGCTCTGATATTGCGCGAAACCAATCTCACGCTATCCTGAGTCGCCCGCAACATCTCACGGTCGAAGATTAAAGCGTATTTGCCTTCGAGCAGCGGTCCCGAGAGTTTAAATTTAAGCGTAATCTGCATATTTTTATTTTCATCCACCGCATGGATCGCCTGAGTAGAAATCCATCTCTGATTTCGCAATCCTTGCGTCTCGGCGATGCCATGCAGTAGAACGTGGATATGGGAGAAGCTAAATTCTAACGGTATTTGCCACTGTGAAACAAAAATTTAGCGCCGTGCTGAAAAGTGAAATCTGTATCCGTAAAACTTCCCGCTGCTGGCGTTCCGGCGTCTTCTCCATCACCGATGCCAAAATGCTTGGCATAGATGCTATATTGGTCTTTGGCGATTTCACGCCATTCATTCGCTTTCTCGCCGTAGTTTACCGCATCCGCACTGAAACTTGAATCCTGATATTTTGCGAAATTGGCGCTGATGGCGCTTGCCATTAGCGATGCCACTAAATGACAAAACGCCCGGCAATCATTCGATGGTATTGTATTGATTGAATCCGAAAGCGTGTGTTGAATGCCATATTTTATTGTGAACACCTCGGGAGCCGTTGGAGCGTCTTCAATAAATCTGATATGATCGGCTTTCTTGACGGTCGGTGTTGAGTTCAGTGCAGATGATAAGGCATTCTTTAATATCAGCACGCCAGTCGTGCGATTCCCATCGGCGCTCGCCCAATTAGTTTGCGTCACTGCAGAAGCGCCGGTGCCGTTGGTAATGATCAGCGGATCGCCGTCTTTATAATAAGCCGCATTGGCCGCTGTTGTTAGAGTTATCGAAGTCGCCCCACTGGAGGCATTATTAACCGCCCTTGCCGTGGTATCGACCTTGATCAGCCTGATCGTATTGCGGTCAATGTCGTTCGGCGTTTGCTCGCCATAGGGAAATTCGATGTCGAGAATTTCCGAAAGGCCATCAGTCCAATCGCTCGGCAAGTGATAGTTATATTCGCCATTGCCGATAACATCATATCGCATTTCGCGCGGAAATATCTCTGAGTGTTTTTCAACACCGTCATCAATGATATTGCCGATCTCGGAGTCGAAAATAATTTCTTGTCCAGAACCGATCTTTAAATACGTCTGAACATTAGTAACGACATCACCGCGAAGAAACGGCACGTTATTCCCTCATATGATTAAATCCCTTGCAGCAATAAATCAGGAACCGCCGCCGCCACCATTGTCAGGTCAAGCGGATTATCAACGACGGCCTGTGGCGGTTCCGTGCAGCCATTGGCTTTTGCGTCCATATATTCTTTTATTTTAGCCCATTTCGGCAAAAGCGCCAGTGGTTTCAACGATTTGATCTTTCTTGCTGTCGCCGTCAAACTCGCTTCGCCGTCAAGTCCAGATTCGATTACTTTGATCTCGCCGAAGCAGCCGACGAATCTGAGCAAATTTTCAAGGCTTCGCGCCGTGTACCCGCAACGATGAATTTGCGTCGAATCCGGCTCGGTAGCGCGCACATCACGGCGTGTGCCGTAAAATCCACCCCAGGCGTAATTAGCATCATAGTCGGGATTATCGCACGCCTTCAAAATTTCTTGTGCTGCCCATTTCAAATTTGGCACTCTTAGCTTTATTTCACCATTCACCTTTAGGATTCTCGTCCATTCCTTTAATACTTCGGGTGCTTCCCAGAAATAAAAATGCTCGAGCACGTGATTGGCGTAGACCATGTCAAATGTTTCATCGACTTCCGGTATGGCGCGAACATCACAAACGATATCAGGGTGCGCATTTGGGTTAATGTCAAACCGTTTTACCACGGCATTTTCAAAATACGGCGTCCAAATACCGCACCCGATATCGGCGATATACAACTTGTCTTCTGTACGCGCGCGCGCGAGAACATACGCTTCGTGTTGTGGCATCGTGGTATCAAGTCCAAACATCTGTTTTGAACTGCGATCTTGATGCAAGCATTGGCAAGCAGCATCGCACCACAATTCAAAACCAGCCAGTCTCGCTTTGGTGTAAAAATACAAATCCTCTGTTGGCAGGGAAATGCTTGGCTGATTTTCGCTAAACGTCCAGTCATGTGAGAACCACGGATAAGAGACAGCGCGCAGAACGTCGGTGTGAACGAGAAGAGCATCGCAACCGGCCCAATCGACCTTAAAAAATTCCCCGTATTTCCAGTCTACGAATGGACCGCGCAAAATATCCCGCCAGATATACGGCTGTTTCGGATAGGATTTTGTCCAATAGATGCCAGTCACAAGTTTTTTCTTGTGGCGCGCCAGCATATCAAAAATATTGCCCGGCGGAATCACATCATCGGAAATGAACAGCAGCCAGTCCGCGCCGATGTCGAGTGCATGTTGTGCGATAAGATTGCGCGCCTTGGCGATTATCTCACCGACAACGCGATAACGAGCATGTGACGCCCCCAATGGAATCTGAAGCGAGGCATAGGCATCACTCCATTCCCATGAAATCGGCTCCCGCTGTAGCGTCGGCACGCCGATCAAAACGAGCGGGTTGATCTTATACATATCTGCCATTGCTTGACCTTGAAATTAAGTTGACTCAATATCACCGCTTGGCGCACTAAAACACGCCGAGCAATAGGTAAATATGAATACCGCCATGCGTCAAATGGGCCGATAATTAATATGGATGCCGCCAGCCACGACAATAGTTCCACCGTTATCATTGCCGCCAACGGTTGTTTGCGATACGGCGATAAGCGCGCCAGATGGCACGGTGAGAAGCGACGTTGCGGTTTGCATCGTAAAGGCGCGTGTGCCATTGCTTGCCAATGTTGCAGAGAGATTCAGGCTGCCAAGTACTGCTGTCCCTGTTCCATCCGTGCTGGCATTGTAAACTGTAAAGCGCCGGTATGAATCGCTGACCGTTGCAGCTTGACTTGCGCCGACTGCTTCCCATTGCGCGCCGAGGATAATGCACGCTTGCGGCGCCCGCCAGCGCAGTTGATCGGTGCCGACGCCAAATGCCGAACTCGCACCATTCGAAGCAATCGAAGCATGTGAAACATAATGCGAACGCAAACTTCCAGAAGGAATATCGCCGAGAAAAGTTGTTGCCATATTTATTCTCCTGAAATGAAGTTAAATTTTCAATCGTCAATTCAAATTCGAATTTCGCTCAAGAGACCACGCTTTTATCAAAGGCGCGATGATCGAGCACGTCACCGCCGAAGACAAAGCGCACTTTATACGTGATCTTGTCGGCGGTGAAAACGCTGCCGATTGTCGGCGCGTCCTGAATGAAAATTTCCGGCTCTTGCCGTCCATTCAAAAACGCGATCTCGATGGTGTCCCATTGCGTAGGATCGGCTATTAGCGCCCAATCGGTTGCATCCGACCAATACGGAACGCGAATCGGAATCAAGCCGAAGGTTGAAAACCAATTCTCGACCGTTTCCGTGCGTCCGCCTGTGCTTGACACTGTTGCATTGACAACTTCCCACGCCGTTCGCTCAAGCTCATTCGGAACCAAAATATATTTTGGCCGAATGTTCATGAGCACTTCGCCGCTGGTCAATTCGGTTTGATCGGCCATTGCAAAAATACGGTCATCAAGCGCGGCATCGGAAAGCGCCGTGCTGCCCAAATTGCCGTGGTTCGCATGGAAAAGCGCCACTGAGTCATAATCCATCGTCGGGTTGGTGCGAATCAAATCAAAAACGAATTTGTAAAGCGTGCGAGATGCCGCCAACCCGATTCTGGCTGGAATTTGCCGCAATGCGCTAAGATCGTCATTGACCAGGGATTCCATCGACAACGGCGCCAGATTTCCGTATTTCGACACGGCATAGGTAACTTCCTCATCTGCTGGCCAAGTGAACTCTTGATAAGTTCCAAGTTCGGCGACAGTTGCCAGATCAGCAAAGCCACCCATGCGTTGCCGACGTTGAGTCATAAAGTTCGGCACGCTGGCGATGTTCGACACAATCTTGCGCCAATCCGAAAAGTCCTGATTCTGATAACTTCTCAGCATAGCCTTGTAAAGATTGTCGCCGAAAATCTCCGCCCATGTCGTTGTCTGCAAGGCATCCTCTTGCAGGCGCAGGCTTTTGCGTGATTCACGCAGGCGCTGGCGCTGCTCCGCTAAAACTTCGCTGTAACTTTCTTTCAAATACAGCGAGATCGGGGCCGGTGTGGCGTGAGCCAATTCGTTCATAATCCAGGCCCCCATTTGCCCGGCATTGCCCCGACGTCCGGTGATCTTGATGTAACTTTCGTGGAGCGAGTAGAAAGGCGCAACGTCACTGACTTTTTGGCCGATCAACATGCCTTCCATCGCTTGGCTCCACTTGTCTTCTTGCTCGCGACCAACAATGACGGCTGATTCTCTGGTCTGGTTCGGATAATACACGCCAGTGCCAGCAAGTTGATCGAGCTTTATTTGTTTGCGCGCGATCACGCGATTGATGTCGGCCTCATCGAGATTCATATTGCCATACAGCTCGATAACTTCCAACTGTTCGGGCTGCGGCAGGTTGCTTTCTTTGACTTTCTTCTCAAGCAAATCGCGCGCGGCCTTTTGTTTTTCGTTTGCTTGGCTGCGTTCGGCTTCGGCGGCAGTCAACGCATTTTTGACCAGCTTATTGACTTCATCCGCCGTGATCATTGATGTCTGACCCGCCTTGCTTTCCTTCACTGCAAGATCGGCCTGAACTTTTCCGAGTATGCCAAGAATGACATCAGCGCTCTCGGAGATTTTAGCCTCGTCAATTGTGATGCCTTCAAGGTATCGCGGAAAATTCTGTTTCAAGTATTGCCAAATCTTTTCCATTGATTCAGTCTCCTTGAGCATGTGATTTGATTCGATGATATTGAGAAGTATGCCGCCAGCGCCCGGAGACGTAACGACGGTAACTTCATCGAGTTTTTGAAAATTCAATACGTCTTTGACTTTCCCCACGCCAGCGATAACGGTTTCCCGCACATCGGCCAGCGCGTCGATGCTAAAACCGAGATTGCGCCTGACTACCTCCCACGAATTTTTTACAAGATCGCGCAGCCATGATGCCGCAACGTTGAAATTCGCTATTACACCCTTTCCAATCGTGCCGTCCGATTTTTTAAATTCACCAAAACGCACATCGGTATAATCGCCGACAAAATTCTTTGCCGCGCCGCTTGGAATTTGCCTGCGGATAACTTCGGGCAAATGATCGAACAAAGCGCCGATGTTGCCTTTGAACTCGTAGGCATAAGCTTGCGCCCCCTCGAAAAGCGGCAGTGATTTTTTTAGAACCTCTTCGGAATAATTGATGCCGTTTTTGCTGACGCCAGCCTCAATCAAAACCACTTCTAATTTTTTTCCCTGCGGGACTATGGTTTCAATCAAATGCGCGTCGAAATGCACCGATTCCTGTGTTGTGCTTTTAGCCGCAATCTTTTCCAT